CATCAGTAACGCCATCAGTAACGCCATCAGTAACGCCATCAGTAACGCCATCAGTAACGCCATCAGTAACGCCATCAGTAACGCCATCAGTAACGCCATCAGTAACGCCATTAGTAACGCCATCAGTAACGCCATCAGTAACGCAATTAGTAACGACATTAGTAACGCCAAAACCTGAAGAAGAGCACAGTGTAAGCAAGTCATCGTCATCAATAATATATGAAGGTGGCAGCGACATTGAAGATTCATCACCTTTATTTGAATCTGAAGATGAAGAATTAGAATGTGAATTAAATAAACTGCTCGGCCGTATAAAAATTGAATAAATTATAAATAATAAAATGTCCAAACGCAATGGAACCGTTGCCGGCGCATGCGCAAATACACAAGGAAAATATTTTGAAGAAAAAACTAATAATATGCAACGATTAACAGACTATACCAAACATAAATTTACAAAAAAATCAAAGAAAATAAACTACATATCAAAAAAATTTGACGATAAAACAATTATTCTATTATTGCAAAATAATTTTAAAATATATATGAAATGTAAATACAAAATTAATGTTTTTAGATGTCCAGATGAGGCATATATTATAGAATATAAAACAGGACGTACAATAATAAAGATATTAGAAAAAAAGGCTCAGAAAGGTCCCGGATCTGTTGAAACTAAATTATGGGCGGGTCCAGCTCTTAAGCGAGAATATGAAATTGTATTGGGTTCGGATTTTGAAGTTATTTATGGATTTTGCGTTAATGATTATTTAAAAGATAAAATTATTTCAAATGAAAAAAAATATATTATATTAAATGAAATATTAAATGAAAATAATATTGAAGTTTTATTTGGTGATGATAAAAATTATTTCAAAAATCTTGATGTTTGGATTAATAATTCTTTATAATAACCTCCTTTGCTTTTGATTCGGGATTTTTAGAATTAATGGACCGCTTGCATAAAATTGATGTGATATTATATGATGTAAAATTACTACGCACCAAACTTACATCTGCATTGCTTAACATTACTTTTGTGTTTAAATCATGTATTAACTTAAATAAATTATTATGTTGGTCTATATTAAATCCGTCAACCGTATATCCTACAAATGATGTATCATTTTCTTTAGCATATGGCGGATCTAAATAAACAAAATCATTTGGTTTTATTCGAGTCAATGATATATTGAAACTGCAGCATTCGAATATAACGTTCTGTACAAGATTATGAATTTCTTCTATATGTGATTTATTTATAATTTCGGGATTATCATAATGGCCATACGGAACATTGAATCCATTAGGCCCCATTCTAAAAATACCGCGAAAACAAGTTTTATTTAAAAATATAAATAGGGCCGATGCCAATATGCTTTTTTTATCAGTTAGATTATTGTATTTACATCGAGTCCAGTAATAGTAATTTTCTTTACATAATTTGGCCTCGTCAATGTTTACTGGATTTCTATTTATATCTCCTTTGCCGCACTCATTAAATTCGGCAATAATTATTTGTATCGCGTTATATAATTCAATATGGTTAACTTGTATATTTTTATAAACATAAACTAAAGGTTCGTTTAAATCATACGCGTAAATATTTCCTCGAACTTTTACAATACCGTTTTTTATATACGATAATAAAGCTAATAAAACACTTCCGCCGCCAAGAAAAGATTCATGATAATTGTTTATGTCGATTGGAAAATCTGAAATAAGCTTATCAAGTATTTGAGTCTTGCCACCAACCCATTTTAAAATTGGCTTAGCAATATGTATGCGCTCAATAGGCACATCTTTTACAAGCTTATTATTATAAATTATGCACGGATTTTTTTTGGCTAAGTGTGCTGTGTAATGTGATTTTTGGCCGAAACCCTTTCCGCATTTTTCACAACGGTGGTTAACCATTTATATTTATATACTTTTTTAAATCATTTTTTAAATCAGAATAATAATTTAAAGTATAATTATAATTATCATTATAATGAGTAATGTTGAAGAAGTTAGCTTAGCAAAAGCCAATGAGATGTGGAATGACCTAAAGCAAAGAATAAAGGATGACCCCGAGTTTGTTAATAAGCCAGATTCCGAAAAAGTGGAGCTATATCAAAAATCTGGATTTAAGGAATTTTATACAGCATATCCTATTGTCTGCCGATATATGCTTTGCATGGGTCAGTTTAGTACAAAAGCGTTTAAACGTTATTTGGCTAAATGTATTAGCATGAGCTCGGCCCCACGAACCAAAGACTATGATAAAGAAGCCGAATGGATTAAACGGCAGGCAGACTACGTGCGCTATCTATGGGAATCATACCAGAAACAGCATTTTAATAAATCTGATTCTAATGCCATATGGCAAAACGCGTACGCAACGCTATCTAAGGAACTGACTGACTTTAAAAATTTACAGAAAGAAATCGAAGCCAAGATGGCAACCAATGCAAAAAATAATAAAACTACTATGGTTAAAGAACTATTGGCGCGCCTGTCAAACGAAGAGCAGTCTCTCGATGAAAAGACAACGAAAGAACTAATTTCAAAGTTAGAAGATAAGCTAATAAATCAACGCCGAAAAAATGTAATGAATCAAATAAATAACGATGTTCCTACGATAACGCCCAGCCGCCAGTTTCGCGGCTCACGTGAATAAATCTTTAAACATTATTGGTATTTCCTTATCTATTCGAACCGGATCTAAAATAACATCTATTAATTTATTACCATCTACAATTATTTGCATAGTTGTGTATTCAGTTTTATTTAATTTTTTTTTAACTGATGCGCATGAATATAATTTGTTTGTTATTTTATAGTAGGGCTCTATACAATCAATTGTTGTGTAATCGCCATATGGTATATCTTCTTTAAAATCGCCTATTAATATTTTGATTCCTTTATTGTAATTTATTAACATGCCCGGGCCATTTAAGCTGCGCGATGATTGTATAAAATGCCCGTTGCGAATAATCTTGTCGAAATGGTTTGAATAATAACAATTTCCCGTAAATATATGTATGAAATTATAAACAAATCGCGGATCATTGCTGTATACATGCGGAGTTTTCATTTCCATTTTTTTATTTTATTATTATAATATACTATGACACGAACTTGTATATTGCTTATTATATTATTAATATTTTTAATAACTATTTTTGACAAAAGATTCGAACCGTTTGAAAGTCCTGATAAAACTGTAATAATGTGGTTTTATCGACCGGGATGCCCGCACTGCGACCGCATGGCCAAAGCATGGGATGATTTAAAGAATACTGGATTACCCAATACATACGTATTTAAAGAAATAGATACTGGCAATCCCAAAAATTCTGGCATTGCATCCAAATATAATGTTAGCGGCGTACCCTACATTATTAAAGAAAAAAATAATAATATTGATGTCTACCACGGTGACCGTAGTACATCAGATATGCGCTCGTGGATTTTAAGTTAATCCTTTTTGTAAATATAATACTGATACAAGGATATAAATTCTATATCAATATCACGCAGTTCTTTATGGAAATGATTTTTATGTATAGCAAAGCTCTCAAGATAAGTGTCGAAGCCGCCAGTTTTAATTAGTCTAATCTTTTTTTTGGCCAGCTGGTCATTTAATAATGTTGTATTTATTAATACTTCATTATAATATTCGCCATTACTAAACGGCAATAATACCTCTATTTGGAGCTTAGTTCTTTTAGTTTTGTTTCTAATTGAATAAACTGGTTTTTTGGAGCTGGGCGACTCGTATCTATTCCATTCAGTAGACTCATTAAATAAATTTAGTACGCTATCCTTATTAAAAGCAGTAAATATAAATATGCCATCAGTAGCCAATATTGAATCAAGATAATTTACAAAGTTTTGCAATTTAACTTTGGTTGGTATCATGTAGTGCAATGCCAAGTTGCAAATAACTGTTTTAACGCCGCCGTTTGGAATATTTATATCTTGATATGTCAGCGCCGTATTTATTTTATGGCCGTCTAACAGGTTTAATCGCTTAATATAAATTGCATGATTTTTGATGGTTTTAATTTTATGTTTTCTATCTATTATGTCACACAGCGCATCTAAATCGTTATCAGTTAACATAATATTTTTAAATCCCTTTTCTATATATTTATTAAGGTCTTGACCCTTGCCCGATGCTAAATCTATAACCCATTCAACATCTGTAATTTTTAATATTTCTTTTTTTACATAGTTATTAAACTTACGCATATAGAAGTAATCAAGGCTATCAGTTTTAAAATATGATTTATTTATATCCTGACATAAATAATCTAACGTTACAGGATTTTTATAGGACATCCATATAGATTCGGCAACTTTAAAATTATTGCCATAATACATTTTTTTATTGACATCATTGACCCTATCGTCGCGCACTTTAATAAATTCCCATTCGCCCTTGTATATAAGCTCAACAACCTTGCCATCAAGAGTCTCATCAGCAACCCAAAATAGATACGCCAATGGGTCTGAACTCGGTTTAAATAATACCGGCTCGTAATTTTTTTGGTTAATCGGGAATAGTTGTTTCTCTATGGGGCAAACGCCTTGTTTTTCATTAGACGATATGCCGCAGAATAATAAATATAAAGTTTTTCCCGATTTCTCGGCGAACTGGCTTATTAAATTATTAGGACATCGCCTGGCAATAAAATCAATAGTAGTTTTAGGCTTCCATTTATAGTTTATTGTATTTACATAATTACTGGTTTTGGACAGTATAATCAACCCATCTATGGTATACGGCATGGTTAACATATGAATATAAAAATCCCTTATTTCATTTAAGTTGCTTAGTTCTATGAAATGCTTAGTGTATAAAAATGGCTTATCATCCAGTAACAAGTTTTTGGAACTCGCTGCTATTAAATTTATATATTCTAAGCGTTTAATAAATGGAATTTCACTAACTACTATATTGGATTCATAACATATTATGTCAAATATATAATATTTATCATCAACAGATTCCGTGTCAAGTATTATACATTTAACATCAGTAAATGCATCACATTTTATATTTTTTGTAACTATGCCTTCGCTTGTCTTATTATTAATTATATGGCATACGTTCTCGCTTGGGTATATTATAATCATGCTTCTAATACCATCTATTTTTTCAGTTACCATATAGTCATTTATTTTCGGCCTTATATCATTGTATAATTTCTTAGTAAGCTCTATAGGATTGTTTCCCAATTGCTTTATACCAGTCATTTTGAACTTACTTGCTGGCTTAATAATACTGGCTATTTTATCTATGCAATTTTGATATGTGCTAAATATATTTAATAAGTCTGATACGCATTGTTTAGTTAAGGGAATTGAATCAATATATTCCAATTCTATTTCAACTCTGTCATTATAATCCCAATCGGTATCATATGGGTTTAATGGTTGTGAAAACATGCGGTCGCGAATAACTTTCAAATTATTAATGGATGAGTCGCGCGTCTCTTTTATAAATGTTAAATCAAGTTTCCATCGGGAATTAATATATACGGTATACCGCGACCTGAACCTTATGATATCAAATTCATTAATATCATTATCCATAGTCGTTTCTTTATTTACAGTAATTTTATATGGTGTATCAGATAACATATAAAATGGCTTAATTATATTTTTTTTAATGTAATATGTCTTTTTATTTTTATCTTGAACGCCATTTATAAAATGCAGTTGCTTCACAAACATTTCTTTATTATACGTTTTAATAAAATTTATGGTTTGCGATGTTTCGACGCGGCCATTTAATTTTTGCAATATATTTAGAACCTGGTCACGCAATTGGATTATATTATGTGTTTTTTTTTGATATCCTGGCGTTTTAATTCTTTTATCCAATAATATTTTTATTTCAAATTCTATATTGGATTTGTCTGTAGCAATAGTTTTGTTAAAACATTCAATTACGGCATCCATCTTAATATATATATACTTAATCGTTAAATTCAAATTTAAAACTAAGTTATTATGGAAAAAATAAACATTTTTGCTTGAAATAAAATTACTCCAAGTTTTCTTTGATTTTTTTATTAATTAAATCATATATTTTATCTATCATATCATCGGCTAAATCTTTCATTTTAATCTGAGTGCCGTTTCCTTTTTCTTTTAGTTTTTCTCTATGACATGAGTTATATAGTAAGTATAAGATATCTTTTCGGTCGTCTATTGATATCTCGTTAATATTATCCGATATAAATACCTCTTTATTTTTTCTTTCTTTGGTCATTGTATATTTATATAATTTATTTTTTTAACATAGTATACATTTTCCAAATCTCTTTACTTTTGTTAATATGGTCAAGTGTTGGATATTGAGTTAGAAAATTTTGAAGCGTCTGTAAATTATTAATATATTGGGTTATTAAAATATAGTAAATGTTATACATAGATTCATTTACAACTGTGTTGACATTATGTTTGCCGCTTGTTAAATCTTTAATCATATCGTCTTCGGCCGTTCCGATACTTATCAAAGTGCTATTATAAGAAACATCCGGTTTAAAAATCATACCATCTTTAACATCCATAATATTGTAAATTTCTATTTTCGTTACTTTCGACTGGTCCGGCTTATTTGGGTTTAATATATCAATAAAGAATGATAATATCTTTTTTTCAGCAGCGCCAAGATTCTTTAGCTTACCCTCTTCTATTTTAGCTTGCTCCAGCATTGCCTTTATTTCAGTACTTTGAATTTTTGATAATTTTCCAGTTACATTGTAGTAAATAGGTTCATATTGAAGCGGGACGAACGGTATTGCAAGGACCGATATTGCACTTTGGTTTACGTTATACCTAACGCGCTTTACTATTACAGGAACTGTGTCTCCTTCTTTAAATATTGACATATTAGGCTGAATACTTAATTGAATGCCCGCATATTGCGATTTGCCATGTATAATGCCATTAGGTTCTTTTTTAATTATATTACATCCTTGAATTATTTCATTTGGTTGATAAATAATTGCATCAACTTCGAACATAATATTAGTATACGAATCGCCTTCTAATGTGTCTTTCATATAAATAAATGACTTGCGGATAACATTATTTATTTTTAATATATAGCATGACTTATAGCAAATACCAACAAACTTATCTGACAGTTTTCGTAAAATCATTTCATTGCGATTTGGCGAAAATATATCGGCCGGGTCTGTAATATCTATATACGTTTCAAGAACTTTCTTAATAATCATATTTATATATGAATGTATATAATCTTTATGTGATTTTCAAATTTAAAAAAACTGAATATTTTTTGTAATAATATAACTATTATCCTGAGATTACGAACTCGCTTAACATTTTCGAAATGTCTTTCGCCTCTGTTGCTGCCACCCCTGTTGCTGCCACCCCTGTTGCTGCCACCCCTGTTGTCACTGCCTTAACATATTCGCAGCGCGCCGCTGCGTTTTGCGCGAAATCAGGTCGACAACGATTTGAATGGGGCATCGATAAAGACGATGAAGACGACGAAGACGACGATGAAGACGATGACTCGGAGGAGCCTGCTCCAAATACAGTTATCAAGAGACGCAGTAATGCTCCCCCATTGACGCCCGTTGCTAAGCCCGCTCCTAAGCCCACTCCTAAGCCCACTCCTAAGCCCGCTCCTAAGCCCGCTCCTAAGCCCGCTCCTAAGCCCGCTCCTAAGCCCGTTGCTAAGCCGTTGACAGATCGGTATTCTGTTCCCGCTTCGGTTTCCGAGGTTTCCGAGGTTTCCGAGGTTTCCGCTTCGGTTCCCGAGGTTCCCGCTTCGGTTCCCGAGGTTCCCGCTTCGGTTTCCGAGGTTCCCGAGGTTCCCGATGTTTCCGATGTTTCCAATCTTGCTCCTGAGATTGCTAGCCTAGAAGCTCTGGTTGCGTTGGCTTCGGTTGCACCTTCTCCCAAGGTCGAGCTTGCTCCGGGAGAAAAGGTCCACTTGGATTTGTTTCGAGGAAGGCGCCCTTACCAACCCACTTATACACCAAAAAAGTCATGTATTGCGGCTGTTGTTGTGAAGTGTTACGGTAAGTACATGGTTGAGCTTGGACATTGGACCCCTGAACAGGCTGCTAAATTCTACAAGGCTTGTCATGGACACGATTGTTCGTTTAGGTCAGACGAACGTGTTGGTTCTAAAGAGTTTGATTTGGATCTGTTGCGCGGCTGGACTCCATCATGCGTTGATGGATACTTTCAAGGTATCGAAAACTTCAAATTAAAGCCGGGAAAATCAATCACCTACGTTCTTAGACAAACCCCTAACGGTTCTGTCCATGGACTGGTGTTGTCTAAGGAAACTGGAGAGTTTGAACCTGCTGATTGGTATCAGATTCTTCCAGAAGCCAACATTTCACCCAATCCCAATGATCCAGGCGCAGCTGAAATTATCAGGAGTCTCTTTCCGGATTATAAAGGAGGATATCTGACTAAAGAAGTACTGCTGAGTGGATGTCGTGGTAAACAGCAAGGTCAGCCAACCCCCCGGCCAACCCCTCGGCCAACCCCCCGGCCAACCCCTGGTCAGCCGCAAAGGCCTTCTGGTCCTCCCCTTGGTCAGCAATGGCCAACCCTTGGTCAACCGCAAGGTCAGCCTCCCCAGTCGGCGCAGCCGCAAGGGCCTTCTGGTCCTCCCCCTGGTCAGCAATGTCCAACCCCTGGTCAGCCGCAAGGTCAGCCTCCCCAGTCGGCGCAGCCGCAAGGGCCTTCCGGTCCTCCTCTTGGTCAACCGCAAGGTCAGCCTCCCCAGTCGGCGCAGCCGCAAGGGCCTTCCGGTCCTCCCGGGTCCATGGTTTGGGCTTGGATTCCATCCATTGCCCAGTGGAATTGGGTTTGGGTTCCGTCCAATCTGCCATTCGGTCCACCTGGTCCACAGTGGTCGCCATCTGGAAACGAGGCCATTGTGCGTAGTATGTAAGTGTGTAGTGTAGTGTTTATTGCGAGAGAGAGTTTATTGCAATGCGGTGTTTATTTGAGAGAGAGAGTTGCGATGCGGTGTTTATTTGAGAGAGAGAGTTGCGATGTGGTGTTTATTGCGAGAGAGAGTTGCGATGCGTGTGTTTATTGCGAGAGAGCGCTGCAGTGGCAGCCGAAAGCGTGTAAAAAAAAAATAAAAAACAAAAAAACAAAAAAAACCCTAAAAAGTTTTTTTTTGACAACCTTCTTTTTTGCCAAATTAAATATAAATATTATTATATACAATGATAATAGAATTAGTTTTAATAGTTCTAATACTGATAATGTTATTTTCAGATTTTTTAAGTAATTTTATGAACTATGGACCTGAAGCATTCGATGAACTTAATTTATATAAATACAATTTAGATAAAAGATATAATATTAAATATTGGTAAATTCGTTTAAATATTTTTATCTACTTTTTTTTATTTCATTTTTAATAGTTAATTATTAATATATATAATGTCTTATTTACTCGAGGATGAAACCGACCAAATCAATGAAGATATTATTAACAGAAAAGAGTTTTATCAATATAAATTAGAACACGACCATTTAGAAGAATCTATAATTCCCAGGTTTGATGTTAATAATATGATACGAGACAGTAGTTTTCTTCAATTTCATTCGTATCAGCTTTTTGTTTCAAATTATATAAACCCAAATACCCCTTATTCACGTCTGTTAATAAAATGGCAAACAGGAACAGGCAAGAGTATAGCAGCCCTTGCTATAGCATCAAACTTTATTAAGTATTTTCAAAAAGAAGAATTAAATGGCGTATCTAAAATAGGGTCTGTATTTATTATAGGTTTTACATCGCATGTATTTAAAAACGAGTTGCTACGCTTTCCGGAATTTGGTATAATAAGCAAAGAAGAGTTAAAGAAGTTAGAGCTATTAAAAAAAGTTGCATATAACGGCAGCCGCTTCGATAAAGAACATTTACAAGAGTTTTTAATTAAAATAAAAAAACGACTTAACAGCCGAACGGAAAATGGATTTTACCAATTTATAGGATATAAAAAATTAGTCAATATGGTATTTGATGTAGCCGAAGGTATTAATATAAGTGATTTGGATGAGGCTGCAATAAAAACTGCCATATCCGATAAAAAAATAGTATTAAATACTATGCTACTTGACGAATTTAAAAATTCACTAATAATTTGCGACGAGATACATAACGTCTATAATAGCATAGATAAAAATAACTGGGGTGTTGCATTACAATATATACTTGACTACCATCCAAGTATACGAGCAGTTTTTATGAGCGCCACTCCAATAAATAATAATCCAAGCGAAGTAATTGATTTATTAAATTTATTACTGCCCATTACTTATTATCCTAAGTTAATTAAAACCGACTTCTTTGAAAGCGACAAAGTTTTAAAGAAAAATGCCTTAGAAAAATTAGCTGATTTGGCAAAAGGCCGCGTAAGTTATTTGCGCGATGATAATCCCGTATATTTTCCGACAAGGAATTTTATAGGCGAATCTATAAATAACGTGGCTTATTTAAAGTTTGTTCGATGCCCAATGTCTGAATTTCATTACAATACATATAAGACTGTATACGATGGCGCATTAAATCCTGACAGTCAATATTTAACAGACTTTGCCATACCAAACCCAGAAAACGAAAATATAGGTTTGTATCAAACAAGCGAAATAAAAAAAATACTACCTTATGCAAGTCAGGAATGGAAGGACAAGAATAAAATTAACTTTGTAAAGGACAAGATTGTAGGTGAAATTTTAAAGTTGGAAAATTTATCAAAAATATCAAACAAATTTGCTAAAATGATGGAGACTATAAATAATATCATACCGACCGGAGGTAAAATGTTTATATATCATAATGTTATACACATGTCTGGTGTTTTATTTATACAAGAAATATTGTTACAAAATTATATAATTGGCGAATACGACAGTAGCACGCCCGATACGCTATGCGCAGTGTGTGGCGCCCCCAGGCATGTACATACAGCATCGCAAATTGGCGGCGGTGCGGCATCGCCACTTATAAACTTAAGTGTTGACGTGCGTTATAATTCGAACCTAGATACGTATGAAATATATGAAGCCGAATCTCTCGTCATGGAATATTCCAAATATGAAGATTACATTATAATACGCGATAAATTTATAAATAAAAAGAGCAAATTAATTTCTGCAATCATAAAAAGTTTTGCATCGAAATGCCGTGTTATATTGGAGTTAAATAAATCAAAACCTCCAGCCTCATTTAAATTAAAATATACAAAAAATAATCTTAAATACTACGCAAACACAGATGATGATAACTATTTAATCAAAGATATTATTAAAAAATTTAATCATAAAACAGGCGGTGCTCCTAAAAACTCTGGCGTTATAGATGACCATACCTATACGCCAGTTAGATTTATATCAGTACACAGCGAACTTGAACGAGGCGCCATGGATGCATCTATAGACAAATATAACTCGTCCGATAACACCAATGGGTACAGAATTATGATTTTGATAGGAGGCAAGATAATTAAAGAGGCATATGATATTAAGGCTGTTCGCGAATTAATGATTATGGGGCGCCCCGATAATATACCTACTCTTATACAGATACTTGGCAGGGCCGTTCGTAAAAATAGTCATAAACTATTGCCGAAAGATAAACATACAGTTAATATTAGAATATTTACATCATGCGTTCCTAAAAAGAATGGAGTCTACGGGCTAAGCTATGAAGAAGAAAAATATGCAGAAAAAATACAACATTATAAGGTAATTCAGCAAATAGAAAAAACACTGCATGAAAACGCAATAGATGCTTTAATAAATAAAGATTTTATATGGCCCGTTGGAACCAATAAAAATGCCGACTTGGGTCCTGTTTATTTCGAGCCTAATATAAAACATACATTTAAGCTTAAAGACCTTAATTTACAAACGTTTAATGCATTCCATACTAATGCCGAAATAGATAATATAGTAACTATTATAAAAAGGTTATTTATTGAGCGGTCGACCGTTTGGACATATGCCGATTTATTAGAATCTGTAAAAAATTCCAACAAATGGTTAAACATAGAATTTAACGCACACTTGGTTGATGAAAACTCATTTGTGATAGCGCTATCCAGGCTTTTATACATATCGGACAAAAATTATACTGAGCCCATAATACAAACATCTACTAAAAGAACCGATTCAGTTAATGACGTTCTTGATAAAATATACGATGTAAATGATAAAATTATAATATTACCAGGCCCTCAAAGTTCAGTCATAGTTCAGTTTGGTATATATTATATTTTATTACCACTTGATGAAAATGTAAATGAACCAACCCTAATTCCCGAGTCTCAATACCGCATAAATAAAACTAAAACCGAAACCCGTATTAATGTAAAATTGGTATTGGAGTCTGGTATTTCATTCGTAAACTATACAGACAAACGCGACCGGTTTTTTAAGAAATGGAACAATATAAGTATAGAAAAATTAGAGATGGCCGTATGCGATTTTGGCATAGATTTTCATATAGCATTTCTAGAAGAATGTATAAAATATGTATTTGATGTCTGGATAGACCCGGCCGCCAAAAAATCGGTTATGCATACATTTTATTTTAAAATGCTTAATTACTATGATATTAGAAAATTAGTTATATGGGCGCATACATTAAAGCACTCAATGTCTCTTCGATATGAAAAATATTTAATTCCCGTAAGCGTAGAGATAAAAAATGATAAAACCCCAAAAGATTCGAAAATAAGTATGAGCACGTCGGGCCTTATTAATATGTTAAAATCCAGTATAAACCGAAGCGATATCAACTGGATTTCTACAGGCTTTAAAAAACAGTTTGATAAAACTTTAGAAGATTCACTTAAACTTTTCGACGGCAATTATAAAAAGAATACGAAAGCACACAAGGTTAATGCCGACCTAATTCCGGTCGGTCATTTTATTAGCCATCTTCCTAAGTTTTATCACCCTGATAGCGGTTGGTTTGAGAGCCCCGATTACATAACCAGTTCTGCAGTTTTTGTAGAAAATGATATCATAGTTGGATACGACGAGCGGTCTAACACGGGTATACATATTCGATTTAAAGTTCGAAGCCCCATACAAAACATAACGCAATTTAAAGATTCGCGATTAATAGAAAAAGGGTCCGTCTGCTCATCTAAAAGCAAGATATATCTTAAAGAAATGGCCGCAAAATTAGGAATTAAACAATCCGGCAAAATTAATGTTACCAACTTATGCAATGATATTAGAACAAAACTGATATATTTGGAATTAAAAGAACGGTCCGCAAATACAAACAAGAAATTCTTTTATTTTACATATGAAAGGCGACCAGAGACTGTATTGGAATAAATATATAAATAGAATATTTTGATATATATACATGTTATTTCCTGACCAAGATTCTACTAATTTTCCGTTAGGTGTATTAAATAACTTAACTACTATTTCACAAGAATATACTGACGAACATTTTTTAAAGTTTCATCAATTTATAGTTTATGAATATATGATAAAAAATGCAAAGAATCGGGGATTATTAATATTTCATGAAATGGGTATGGGAAAAAGCATTACGGCCGTTGCGCTGGCCGAATATTATAGAAAACATGACCCAGGACGCAATATTGTAATTTTATTGTCCAAAAGTCTTCAAGAAAACTTTAAGAAAAATATCAAGTCATATGCGGAAAAACAGCCAGACCATGAAAATATAGATAATATTTATTCCAAATATAAATTTGTAAGTTTAAACGCATCAAATATGTATGTACAGATGTCGCACGTTGATAAAACAAAAGAAGAAATGGAAGTTGAAAAACAATTAAAAGAGTTCACAGATATAGTAGAAAACAAAGATTTCCTGGAAAATACGTTGTTAATAATAGATGAATTTCATAATTTATCCAATAGTATAACAAATGGCTCTTATAATGCACTGCGTTTATATGATAGCATCATGGCCACAAAAAATATTAAGTTAATGTTTTTAACGGGAACGCCCATTGTAAACAATCCATTTGAGTTGGTCCCAACATTTAATATGTTACGGGCGCAGTCCATTCCATTATTTCCCGAATTAAAAAAGGATTTCGATGGCTATTTTATAGACGAGCGGAATAACAGAATTAAAAATGCCGAATATTTCAAAAACCGAATTGTTGGAATGGTTAGTTATTACGGCAACCAGTATTTTGAAAAGAAAAAAAACAAAGACTTCCCCGAAGAGTATCCTATTATTATAGTTAAAGTTCCGATGTCCGATATCCAGTTCAGCAGATATAATGCAACTCGTGATTTAGAAATTGAGGAGGCCGCAATTAAAGGTCGCCCAAGCAATGCCGACCGGTTTTCTAATAAAAGTTCGACATCCAGTAGTTATAGAGTTAAATCGCGCCAAATAAGTAATTATTTGATTCCTGAGTATGCACTGGGTCCAATTCGTGGAAACAAAGCCCGCGTTAAACATATCGATAAAATATCAGACAAAGATTTATTAAACATGACAAGCTATTCCCCGAAGTTTTTACATATTATGAATAATATTAAAAAACATAAAAATCAGCTAGGATTATTTTATTCCGAATTCGTAAGCGGCGAAGGTATATCAATATTTTCCAGAATATTGGATTTGAGCGGTTATAGTTCCGTAAATACTAAAATACAACACAATAACGATTTAGATTCATTTGATTTAATTGATGGTGGTGCTGCCGGTAAACATTATGCTATAATAAGCGGCGATATATCCATGGAAGATAGAGCATCTATAATTAAAAAATTCAATAATCCAGCAAACGCCCATGGAAAATTTATAGAATTATTATTAATTTCAAAGACTGGCGCCGAAGGATTGGATTTAAAAAACATACGGCATATACATATATGCGAACCATACTGGAATATGGCCCGAATTGAACAGATAATTGCGCGAGGCGTTAGATATAAGTCGCATATAGATTTGCCTAAAACTGAACAAAATGTTCAGTCGTATATATATCTCAGTGATTATCCTAAAGATTATGAGCTAAAGAAAAAGAAAGAAGAAACTACGGACATTGAATTATATAACAATAGTATTAAAAACAAAGTTTTAATAGACCAGTTCTTAACTTGCTTAATAGAATCAAGCATTGACTGCAGCATACATCAGAAACATGACTTGAACGTTAGCAAAAAAATAAAATGTAAACTGTGCTCACCCAATAATAAAAAATTATATCACCCTTTAATAACTAAAGATTTATTACTTCCTAATCCCTGCGATGATTTAAAACAGGCCGAAATTAAAGTAAAGGAATTGATATTTAATGATACTAAATATTATTATTCTAATGATTTAGTTAAAAAAATATTTAATATATTTAAATATGATGATACAATACAAGGATATGTTCAAGTTCAGGACCATGAACCAGTATACAGCGACCTACTGCGAAAATTATTAAAATTAAATTGACGGGTCAATAATTTTATAGCACTGCGTTCGATCAACATCATATAATTTAGACATGGCCGATTTACTATTGGGAACTTCTAAAACGCCATCCACAGTCCATATGATAGGCGAACCTGTAGAACTGCCAATTCGTATAGGAACATCGCCATATAGTAATGAGGACTCGGCCTGCCCAATATTCGAGTATCGCTCGCTTGTAGGTCTGCGACAGGCCCCCGCATATCTTTCGCGCACAGAACGCCTGGGTACAGCCTGACCAGACGGAAATTCTTCATCATCGCTATCGCTGTCAGCTGGGTTTCGCCGCTGATTTTGCCGCGGTTGCCTCGGTTGCCGCTGCAGTTGTAGATGCGGCCGCAGACACGCTGTATTATTTTTTTCTTTAGAACCTATACATTTACAAGTATACCAAAAAACCATTAATAAAACTATGAGAGTTGCAACACTATATTCAAAACTTGGATCGGACATTTATATTAAGATTACTTTTTTATTGTATATTTTAATATATTATGAAAATTGAAAACATTTAATAAATAGTATTTCTGCCGTAATGAATTCTTGGATTAATACAAGCAGGGCGGCCCAAACTATTAATTTATTAGATGAAACGTTTGAAAAGATTGAAATAGTAGATGGTTTAAAAACATCTTTATTTCCACATCAAAAAACCGTAATTAAAGCCATGTTAGACTTGGAAAGAACTAAAGAGATAACTATATCAACTATATCGAGTAACCTAAAAGTTTATACAAACGCCGGAGTTTTAAGCGAGGCTGTTGGCAGTGGAAAAACAATTGATTTATTATCTTTAATTTTATTAAACAAACCGAGCCGCGAACCTGATTTTTCATACATAAGTTTATTTTCACCGGACCGCGAATATATATCGCATGAATCCATGATAAGAAAAACTTTTAGTAATATATTAAATCCCACTATAGTATTTGCAGGCGTTTCTGTAGTAAACCAATGGCTCAATGCTATTAAAACCTTTACAAATTTAAAAACTTATGCGGTGCTTGATGTCAAACATTTACAAAAATTATTAGATATGATAGAAAGCAGGCAAATCAATCAGTACGATATTATAATTGTTAAAAATGGAAAGATTACAAGGCCTGTTAAATTTCCGCAGGGTGTGACGATAGAATTTAAAAACACTAACACGATTAATTATATATATAATGTAATTACTAATATGCGAAGCTACTGCTGGACCCGATGCATTGTTGACGATATGGATACTATTCATTTGCCGCACAACGCCGGTATTATTAATAGCTTATTTACATGGTATGTATCAGCAACTACTAAAATTATGAAGAATTCAAATATTACAAACAGGCAATTTAAAACAACTGCCGATTTTCTATTACATTCGGATTATAGTTGCTCCAACGTATTAAAAAATACTATATTATTCTATAATTTAAATATTCGCAATAAAGAAGCGTTTGTATCGGCAACCAATAATATTAGCTATCCCAAGTTCTTTGCTTATGTTTATAGCAATCCAAATAATATGTATATAGGCTTATTAAGCACAATTAATTCCGAAGAGGCTCGAGAAATTACTGAAATGCTTAATGGCGATGCAATCGATACAGCGGCCGATCGCCTTGGTATTAAAACTAATCGAGTAGCTGATATATTTGAGAGCATGCTGGGTGATAAATATACAAAATATAAAAAATCAGTTAGTGTGCTTACTTATATCGAAGAAATAGAACCATTGCAGGGCAATCGAGCCAGTATGAATGAAAATCCCGATGAAAAAGATACGTACACAAAAAAAGATTTAATAAATGGCCGAGAAATTAAATATAATTACCCCAACTTAAAAAGTATTATAGAAAACACCAAAGCCGAGTACATGGAAATTAAAAGAGAATCCAGTTTCGCAATTGAGAGAGTTAAAACCAATATCAAAGCCGGCGAATGCCCAATTTGTATTGGCGACTTGGTTGACGATGATATTGTTATAGCTAAATGCTGCGGAACTATTATCTGCGGATTATGCTGCTTTGGAACTATATTTAATAAGAATAATACGCGCGGCCAGTGTTCAAATTGCAGGGCTATATTAAATTATACAAATTTAATCTATCTAAACTCTGAATTTGATTTATCAAAAATAGTAGAAGAAGTATTTGAAGAACCTGAACCTGAAGAACTTGAAGAAAAAAAAGAAATCCATGTCACCAGAAATAAAAACATGGCTATTATTGATATTATTAAAGGCACTAAACCAAAAGAGCAGATTTGTATTGATATCAGTATTAACAATCTGATGAAGGGTACATGCGTATTGCCCGATAATAAATTTAACAAAGTTTTAATATTCGCAAACTATGAAGAAACTCTTAATAGTATTATAAAAGACTTAAAGAGTGCAAAAATAGATTATTGGAAATTAAGCGGTTCGCATAGCGAGATTAATAAAACAGTTGAATTATTTACTAATTGTAATAATACATGCGTTCTCATCATAAATTCAACGAAACACTGCGCAGGCCTTAATTTACAAACGGCCACCGATTTAATATTTGCCCATAAAATAATCGACCCAAATGTTGAAACGCAAGTAATCGGGCGAGGCCAGCGACTAGGTCGCACGTCATGTCTTAAAATTCATTACATTTTATATGATAATGAATATAAGTCTATGAAATTATCCGGATTGGTCCGAGAGATTTAATTTACAAATGGTCATAGTAATAATTTTCATAGCTGGTGCTACCTTTAACAATATTTGACATATCATATTTACCAATAGGCGTTTCTAACGAAGCTCGCCCACTTATAGCGTCATGCAATCCATCATTTGATAAATCATAGTGTCGCACACTCATTGATTTCTGCCAAACGGGGAGTCTATTACAGTCTCTGAAAGTGCGATTAGATGAGAATATTTCACGAGAATTATCGTCCCACAAATTTAATGTATGGTAGTCAGCGGCTGTCATTTCATTATATTTTTTTAAATGTTCATTCCCGCAGGCGTCGGTCGTTAAATCTTTCATGCGGAATACATTGATGTGGTCTATACGTGGCTTTTTAAATACGTCTTTATATTTGATTAGGAAGGCCGAATTAGTATATTCTAATACTTGCGTTAAATCTCTATAAGCGCCTTTATTTTTATATATGTCGTTATCAGCAGCCCATTGGTCCATTAATTGCGGTATCATTGCATACATTTTATTGTAATCAAAACATGCGGGCTTTGACTGGGATATTATATACTCGGTCATATATGCTTTATTTTTTTTACTGAGAAATATATCCATATTATTGCGGGTTGCAAATTCATAAAACATGGGCAGATTTTTCTCATCTTTGACGGAAATGGGGCAGTATTCTTTATAGCTCATTTAAAAATTTGAATTTTTATTTATACTATAACAACTATATTAGTTTAAAATTATAAATGGTAAATGTTATTGCATTATACGGGAACTCGTGTCGAGAGCAGTCTTTCGATTTTGTAGAGTTGAACAAAAGACCATGGGTCAAGTACATATTAACAGCGGGTTTCGAAATATATTATGTATTATTAGAAGACTCATTGGAGTACAATACTATAGCAAAAAATTTATTAAACTTAGATGTGCATGGAACTCTTCTATTCGTCAAAATTTCCAAGACCAGTGTTGCAAATATTGAGATGATTGATATTCCTGATTTGATAGAATATACTTTATCGGCAAATTTATCCGAATTAAATATGGCAATCGATGACTATATTGAAGATAAATATATGGACTGCATTGAAAACCAGGAGAACTGCATTGATGACGATGCTGTTGAATGCGCCGATGACGATGCCGATGACTATGCAGGCGTTGAATGTGCAGACCAGGAATATTATGACTTTCATGGTAGATATGATAGCAATTAATTCTTGTAAATGTTTTATTGTAGTAATATAAATATGGCAAGCATAAAAACGTTTGAAGATAAAACAAAAGGTAAAATAGAAAAAGTTGAGTATAATTATTTATACGGTGCGATTATATTCTTAATTATATCGTATTATTTTTTACATTATACTCGCGGAAACTCATTTGGTAACTATAATTATGATATTCAGAAAAAAATAATAAGTGTTAAAACCGAGCATGGCGATAAATACATGGACCCCAATATTTTTGAAATGCATCTGCGTAAATTAAAGGACACCATATCTTTACTACATACAGATGATAATTATTGCGACGAATTACAAAACTATTTAAGCAAAGTTAAATTAAACTTGGCTGAATTTATAAAAATTAACTCGGGCGAAATAAATCGGCCTCTTGATGACGCAGAACCCTCGTATAAAATTTCTGAATTATTGCAGGATATAGAAATAATACTGTTAATGTTAAAATCATCAACTTGCAAGCGCGGTTCGATAGATATTGGTCTTGTTGATGCGATTGCCGTGTTTATATATAAAAATAATTGTATGAAACGAGAATATATAAATAAGCCTAAAAAAAATATTACTATAGAATCGCGCGATTTAAAAAGTGAGGGATTCTGTACAAATTCCAAGACGGTTCCGCACGCATCAAGGCGGGCTGAGCCAAGCCAGGATTATTTAGGCTTGTATAAAGATATTTACAGGCAAACAAAACCATCATATAGTACTATAGATAATTTTGAATCTAGGTCGCACTCAACTCAAGATACACCTGATAATTATACAAATCCGGCGGCCGTCCGGCTTAAATCGGCTAATCGTATATTATTTAATGATAGGTCGCATGCATCAGGCCGGACTAGTTTATTATAATATTATACCTTTATTGAAATCTATAAAATCTGGCTCTATATTATTGCTTCTGTATTTAGTTTTTAAAACTGGTAAGTCCGCAGTTTTTGGTTCGGGATTACATTTACTGTTATATAAATCTAGTTTGGCATCAATTACTTTATATTTTAATGGAGTCTTGATAGGCTCAGGCCTCGACTCGTATTTTTTTGGTGCGTTGTACATGTAACCTTTTAAACCCGTATTATCAAAATAATAATCATTACTTCTGCTATTATTAACAAATTCTTGACCATCGTCAACTGGATATGCCGATTCAGAAAATTTTTCAGAAAACATTCTATCATTTAAGAATAATAAAAATATAACCAAAAAGATAAGTAAAAATTTCATTTTTAAAATTGAATACTAATTATTGTATATATAAATAACATTAAAACTTTACAGAGTATAAATGTCTGTATATATAAAAAATGATAAAACCACATGGAAGGTAAGTTTAGAATCTGTAAAATATTCTAGCTTATTAAAGTCGGCTACAGAATCTACTAATTCAAATTACGGGTCTGAAGCTAATCCTATTATAATAACGGCATCAGCTGATGTCACGCAATATGTGGTATCATATATCAATTACTATAGCGATAAAACAGAGTTGCCGGCACCGGAAGCCCCCCTTAAAAATATACATATTTCTGTTACATTGGACGGCGAATACCATTTATTTAAAGATATATATTTAGATTCTGATACGGCTCTACAGAAGCTTATGAAGATTAATAAGTTTGCCGATGCATCTCTATATTTTGGTGTAAAAACGTTGCATGATAAGCTTTGTGCTATTATGGCATTTGTACTGAAAGACCTTACCGAAAGCGAAATTAGACAGCTACTATAAAATATTAAAATTGAAATCTATTTTTTTATATATAGTAATGAGCGAATACTTAACTAAAGAAAATCCAAGCCGATTTGTAGTATTTCCTATAAAACATAATGATATTTGGTTGTCCTTTCAAAATCATCGAAAAGCTTTTTGGATTGAATCCGAAGTTGATTTAGCCCCTGATTTGCGCGATTGGGCGTTGCTCAGCGAAAATGAAAAATATTTTATTAAAAGAGTTATAGCATTTTTCGCGGCTTCTGATGGCATTGTTATGGAAAATTTAGGACTCAGGTTCTTTAGTGAAATACAAATTCCCGAGGCCCGATGCTTCTATAGTATGCAAATGCTTGCCGAAAGCATCCATAGTATTATGTATTCGCAATTAATCGAGACATACATAACCGACGCAGATGAAAAAAATAGTTTATTTAATGCTATCGAAACTATACCGTCAATTAAAAAGAAGAGTGTGTGGGCCAGGAAATGGATAAGTTCCAGCGAAAGCTTTGCCACTCGTTTAATTGCATTTGCTATTGTTGAAGGATTATTCTTTTCGGGGTCTTTCTGCTGCATATATTGGCTCAATGAATCGGGTCGTATGCCGGGACTTTGTAAATCAAATGATTTCATAGCTCGGGATGAAGGGCTGCATACCGATTTTGCATGTATGTTATATAATAAATATATTGAAAATAAACTATCAGACGAGACTATCAGCGACATATTTAAAGAAGCCGTTGAAATAGAGATAGAATTTATTACAGAATCTATACCATGCAGCTTGCTTGGTATGAATTCCGAATTGATGATACAGTATATTAAATACGTTGCAAATAGACTTATATTACAACTAAACCACAAGCCATTATATACCAATATAAAACAGCCGTTTAGCTTTATGGATAGGATTTGCTTAGATGGTAAGACCAACTTCTTTGAGGCTAGAGTTACTGAATATCAAAAAGATGTTATTCCTATTAAGTTAGATAATTTATTATTAAATTCTGAGTTTTAATTATTAATTTTAATTATTAATTTTAATTATTAATTTTAATTATTAATTTTAATTATTTTTTTATGTATATAAATGAATAATATACAAAAAGGGTTACTAGGATTTATAGTCGCTGTATGTTTATGGCTTATAGTAAAGACTATGTTTCCAGATTATTATAATAGCTTAATAGGCGTTAAAAAAACGTGCGAGCCGGGATTTAGTCTTAATGCGAATGTATGCGAACCTATTGTATGTGGACCAGGCTATGTAATGAACTCTGCAAAAACTGGATGTGATTTAATAGATTGCAAACCTTATGAAATTAGAAATGCATCTAAATTGTGTGAAATCAAAGTATGCCCTGAAGGCCAATGGCTTGATATGCAAACTGGGACCTGTAATCCGTGCGGAGCTGGATTTAGAATTAATTCTGCCAAAACTGGATGTGATGCTATTGTATGTGAACCAGGTTATAAAATAAATTCTGCCAAAACTGGATGTGATGCTATTGTATGTGAACCAGGTTATAAAATAAATTCCGCCAGGACTGGATGCGATGCTATTGTATGTGAACCAGGTTATAAAATAAATTCCGCCAGGACTGGATGCGATGCTATTGTATGT